GGTTGGCGACATCTACGCGCTCATCCACCACATCGCCGCCCTCGAAGAGGAAATCGACGACCTGAAGGAAGCTAGCCGCCCGCGCCTGGTGGAGGGAGACGGTAGCGACCTACCCGCTGGGACCGTCGTCATCGACAAGAACGGGGATGCCTGGCAACGCTACAAGATAAGCGGCTGGGAAGTCATTGGCGGCTGCTGCTGCATGCACCACACACTACCTGACGACGGCGCCCCCTACATCATCGTCTGGGAGCTTAAGGAGGACACCAGTGAGCACTGATGATAAGCGTGCACGGGACTACCGGGGGACGATTCGCGCCCGAGTAGACAACTGGGCTCAGGGCCGGGAGTACGGTCCCGGAGCGTGGCACATGGATGCCGCTGAACATGACGTAATCGTCCTCCTCAACCAGATCGCCGACCTTGAGGAGGAGATTGCGAGCCTGACTTCCGAGGCGGGCGAGGCTGCTGCCTGGCGCGGCCGCTATAACGCACTCCTCGAAGAGGCTGAGGCTAGTCGCCCGCACGTGATTGACGGCGGCGACTTGTCGCGGGGTGCGGCAGAAGGAGCGATTGTCGTAGATCGCGACGGCTACCCTTGGGTCTCATATGAGGGCGGCTGGTGGCGGCTGGTGAAAGACATTGCCTCCGGGAAGCGAAGCGAGCTTCACCCATTGCTGGGCCCGTACACCACGCCGGGGCCAGCCACCACCCCAACCCACCAGAATCCCGCTCAACCCTAGGAGAACCCATGAAACCCAACCCCACATTCAGTCAGCGGCTCGGATACGCCGTCGGCCTCACCCTCGCCATGACCGCGCGCTTCGCCGTCATCAGCGTCATCCTGTGGATCATCACCGCCACCTGGCGCGCAATCATCGGAGGCTGACATGGCTGTATACGGCCCTGACAAGCACCGAATCCGGTGCGGTGACCACTACCTCGAACCGGAAGTGACAGTCGAATTCCACGCGGTCGGGAACAGTGACCGGCCGCATCACGTCACCCGATTCCGTTGGGGGCAAATGGCCGTCATACGCTGCAAGAAATGCGACCACGAAGCCGACACAGAAAACTTCACAATCCGAACCCGGTAACCCCCAGGAGAATTGAAATGACCAACTGGCCTACAGCGCCCCTCATCCGCATCATTCGCGGCGAGATAAACGGGAAACCTATCACCAATAAGATAGCCGCAAAAACAGAAAAGGGGAACTTCGCCATCGCGAACCTTCTCTGCGTGAATAACTACGACGGCGACAGCATCTACGAGTGGGAGGAGGTGACCCCCGTCCCCACCGCCGCGCTCAAGCGCCTACAGGATGTGTTCCGGGGCGTCGACGTGATCGAGTCCCTGGAGCCGCCCCTCCTGGAAGTCCTCTCCCACCTGCCCGCCGACAAGCCCAGCGCCCTAGACCGCGCGGTCATCGAGGTTAAGGGGGTGAAGGGCGCGGTGCTCCATCTCTCGGAATTCGACCCGGAGGAGCGGCTGGCCCTTCTCCTAGGTTGCCTCGCCACTCTCCAGGCCGCCGACCACAAGACGCCAGCGCTCGCCATGGTCGCACGCATCTGCGTCGAGTGGGTGAACCTGCTCAACCCCGGAGGCGACGCCCTCAGCGAGGTCAAGGCGTGCGTTGAGTCCGACCTTGACGGGATAAGCTTCATCGTCATGTCATCTCTCGCCGGAGACGCCGCCGCAGCTCTCGGCGACAGCATGAATAACTCCCTGAAGAAGTGCCTCCTCACGATCGCCCACCATGCCCTCGCGTGGATGACAGGACTTATTGAGGAGGGAGAGAGGTGATCTTCGCACTCGGGGCAACCGTCATTGTCGCGCTCGCCGCCCTGGCGTCTTGGGCCTACGAGCGTGGTACTCGCGAGTACTACGAGCTCGAGGCGCGGCGAGCACAGGGCGCAGCAGACAGGTGGCGGCGCGCCTACTACAGTATCCTAGAGTAAGTCAAGCATGACAAGGACACGTAAGAGCGCCAAGGCTGCGGGGGCACGGTTTGAGAGGCTGGTCGCCGACTACCTTGCAGAGGAGTTGGCTGACGACAGGATCGACCGCGCCCCCAAGGCCGGAGCCAAAGACAAGGGCGACATCGCAAACGTTCGCATGGGCGAACACAAGATCGTCATCGAATGCAAGGATGTCGCCCGCATGGATCTCCCGAAGTGGGCGCGAGAAGCTCAGGTCGAGGCCGAGAACGCGGGCGCCCTCACAGGTATTGTCGTCCACAAGCGTCGCGGGGTTGCCAAACCTGACCAGCAATGGGCTACAATGACGCTCGGAGACCTCGCCAAACTCCTGAAAGGAAGCCAATGACAACCATCCCCGGCTATCTCACTAAGAACGAGGCAGCCAACCAGCTCGGCATCACGCGCCGAACCCTCGACAGGTACATCGCGAAACACAAGATCCCCACCTTCCGCTTCCTCGGAAACCCCACCATCTACGTACAGGAAACGGACATCAAGGCCCTCCTATCCCCGATCCGAAAGGCAAACTAACCATGGCAGCAGACATCACCATCGAAGGAAACCTCGGCCAGGACCCCGAAGTCCGATACACCCAGAACGGCAAACAGGTCACCGAACTCCGTATCGCCGCCACCGCCTCCCGCAAGGACCAGAACGGCAACTGGGAAGACGACGGGGACCCCCTGTGGGTGACCGCCCCCTTCTGGGGTGAGCAGTACGGCCACCTCGCAGACGCTCTCAAGAAGGGAGACAAGGTAACCGTCAGTGGCGTACTCATTCAGCGCGGCTGGGAAGGCAACGACGGCCAGCGGCGCACCAGCCTGGAGATCCGCTTCCCTCGCTTCCGCGGCGTCGTCCCCCGCAAGAACACCACCCAGCAGCAGGCATCATTCAACGCCACCCCGGGAGGCCGGCAGGGCGACCCCTGGGCCAATGCCGGCGCCCCCTTCTGATGTGTGGCTGAAACGCAGGACGACCCACCCCCACTCGAGGGGGCGAGTCATCTGCGACGCCTGCTTCACCACAATCAGGCAAGGACTCATGTACCGGAGGGACACCTGGAAGGACGGAACCTACCACTGGTCCCTCCGGTACTGCCCAGACTGCTGGCTCATCCTCGATGAGGTAGTGGCAGCTACTAACCCAGCCTACGGCGGCCCGGACGCCGAACACTACGAGCAATGGGCCGCCACCCACACGGAAACCAACAGGGCCCAGGCGTGGATACTGCGCGCCTGGGGCCCATAAAGAAAGGAGACACCTGTGGTAGACATCAAGGCCAACGGACCGCAGTGGCGCGCACACATCACATGCGCCCGCTGCGGAACGGCCCACATCGAGCAGGCCCACCCAAGGACAAAACCATGGGTGGCCGTAGAATCAACCATCAAAACCACCGCCCGAACCCTCGGCTGGAAAGTCGGGACCGAAACCGCCCTCTGCGGGGCATGTAGGAGAAACAAATGACCACCATCTACCAGGCATACGACCTGATGACCAACACCAGGCAGGCCACAGTGAAGTGCGACCACTGCGGCAAGCGCGCCTCAATCACCATCACGCCAGGCAGCGCATTCGAAGACAATCAGCGCGAGATGGTCGAAACCCTCTACTCTTACGGCTGGGACTTTGAGCTCACTCCGGAAGGGCACTGCCTGTGCTCGCAGCACAAGGAGAAGCAGTGAACGCCAAGGATCCTCATGCTGTACAAGGCAAGTTCATCGCAGCCCAATGCACATGGCGCCCCTACGCCAAATACCTCACATGGCGATGGAAGAGGCAAGGTTACAGAACTGCGTACGTCCCCGTCAGCCTTTGCAAGGCCCTCGCAGGCGCGATAGAATACAAGCACTCCGTTCGGTGAGTGGGTAGGTGCGCGGCCCAGGGGTTGACCAAAAGTCCCCCTGGGCCGCAGTCGCACCCAAGGACAGAAAGACGCAACACGCATGAACCCCCTTGATGAAGCGATCATCGAGAACGACCTCCTCCCGGAGGACCAGCGACTCACGAATGTTGAGCTCGCCGAGAAGCACAACACCTCCGAGGCGTCCGTGAGGCGCCATCGCGCCAAACTCAAGAGACGCGGCGCCCCCAACGAGGGGAACGACGCATTCTTCAGTGACGTCCCCGTTGACGCAATCGTCCAGCGTGGGAAGACCATACGCCTCCCCGACGGATCCTACGAGAAGATCACCTGGAAGCCAGGCGCCGTCGAGATGGCCGAGGCCAAACGCCTCTCATACGAGGACCTGGAGCCTGTCTTCCGGGAGCCTCTCCTGTCGAAGCCCGCCCCGATCGTAAAGGACGATGAGGATACCCTTGTGGTCTGCATGGCGGATTATCAGCTTGGGAAGCAGGGCAGCGGCGGCGGTACCGAGGACACGGTCCGACTCGTACGCCGGGCGATCAAGGACATCGCGGACGATATTCGCTTCAGGGACCCATACAAGCGCATCATCATCGCCGATGTCGGCGATAGTACTGAGGGCTTCTGGAACGTCGCCAGTCAGGCCCAGACCAACGACCTCTCCCTAACCGACCAGATCCGCACCGTGCAGCGCCTCTACGCCGAAGCCGTACATGCCTTCGCTCCACTGTGCGAGTCCCTGTACTACGTGGCCGTCCCCTCGAATCACTGCGCGGTTAGGGTCGGCGCCGGCAAGAACAGCCGCGCCAACGCGCCGGACGACGACTTCGGCATCATGATCTCCCACAACATTGAGGACATCATCGCTGGCCGCCCAGGATATGAGCACGTCTCCTTCCACCGGCCCGAGAAGTGGGAGGAGGCGGTCACTGTCGAGGCGGCCGACGGGACCCGCATAGGCTTCACACACGGCCATCTAGCAGGCTCACAGTCGAAGGTGCCAGGGTGGTTCAGGGACCTCGCGTTCGGCCGCAGGAGCGGCCTCTACGACGCCAGGATCCTGGTCCACGGGCACTGGCACAACTTCGGTGTCAGCCAGGCCGGGGACGCCCGCTGGATCATCTCCTGCCCCTCCGCCGACCGTGGGTCCGACTGGTGGACCAACATCAGCGGGGACTCTACCAGGCCCGCCATCCTCACATTCGAGGCCCAGGGGGGAAACGCCTCCTCCTGGGAGCTCTACTCCTGACACGACAAGTCCTCCGCTTGTACCAAGCCGGCTACAAGCGGAGGACTTGTCAGTATCTCCCGAGATCTTAGAGCCCCTCAGGGCGGCGACATTAGCCCTTGATCGCGGCCAGAGCTTCCGGCGTCGGAACAGCCCACCCGAGAATGGTCACACCGGCCGCCTTCGCCAGGCTCTCAGCTGTTGACTGCTCGTCCTTACTGGAGACCACGGCCCACACGCCCTCAGGGAACGCCGTCTTGGCGGCTCCCCATCCGGGCGCGCCAGCGTTTGGGCCGAGGATGCCGATACTGGCGTTCTTGACGTCACTCACCTGCCAGTCCGCGGGCCCGTCCGTGTTGTCGGACGCCCGCTTGAACGTGGTGTAGTCCGTCGTCATGATCTCGCGAAGTCGGTTCTGGCCGCGGTAGTGGATCGCCGTGTACGGGGCCTTCGGGCGGGCAGCGATCAGCGGCAGCAGCTTGCCATCCGAGGACCGGTAGTAAGTGCCCGAGTTGTCGACCTTGCCGTTGAGGATATACGGCATGACCTCGATCCCGGCGGCCTCCAGGGAGTCCATGGCCTCAACCATGCCCGCGACATCGTTGCCGTCCCTGCGGAGTGTGGCGAGCCCGTACTGCCCGATCTCCTTGCCGCCCTGGGGGGCGGTCATTGCGATAGCCACGGCGGCGTCACTCAGGTCTGCGGTGGCCTGAATCGTTAGGGCGACCTTATCCGGCTTGAGGGCCGCGATCGCGTCGACGTCCGCCTTGCTGTAGATGGCCCGATCGGCCTGGCCCCATCCTCCAGGCATCCACGCCATGATCGGCAGGCCCTTAGGTGTGGGAGGCTGAGGAGGCGCCGGGGTAGCCGAAGGCGCGGGAACTACCGGACCCTGCGCCTTGATCCAGGATGACAGGGCGGCCACCGCGTCGCCAACGTGCTTCGCAAGCGCAGCCCCGAAGGCGATCGACCCGATCTTCGTCGGATGCGTGTCATCGGACATGAGAAGCGTGTCGCGGGTGCCGTCACCCTTCCTGTTCCCCTCGTTGCCGGTGCCGGACAGGACATCTGACACCTGCACCGTCGGAGCTCCGGCCGTTAGTGGGGTCTGTCCCGCCTCCGGCGACCAGGCGCGGGTTACCCGGTAGGCGACACCGCCGTACACCACGACGTCACCCTCAGCGCACTGGCGGCCATCACTCCACGGCACCGCCTGCCTGTCGGCGACACCCATCCAGTCTACGAAGGAAACGCCCGCAGCAATCCCTCCGGCAGCCTCAACCCCCGCCTTAGCGGCCTTAACGTTGACGTGAGAGGGCCTAGAGATCAGACGGGCGATCGAGGAAGGCTCAGCGCCCACTACGACAATCGGGACCTGCGGCAGCTTCGCCCGCACCTTCTCGATGAATGTCTTGACGGCCTGCGTGATGTTCGATCCGTCAGCATTGCCGTTCTCGATCACCTTGTCACTATTGAGGGAGCCGACAGTCACAATCAGATTCGGTGCGGCCGCACAGACCGCGTTCACGCGAGCATCCACCTCGAACGCATCATGGCCACTTACGGAGTGCGCAAAACCGGATCCGTCCACGGCTGATACAACCGGGATGCACCCAAGCAGACGCGAGGCAGCAGCGGGCAAGTTGAAGCCAGCCCCCATCATCGACTCCGTGCTCCAGGAGTCTCCGAAGAACCCGACCGTAGGGACTCCCTGTCCGGCACGGAGTGGGAGTGTAGCGAGAGGTGCCCCTGCTGTCGAGGGGGAGTTCCCTCCGGCCTGCGACAGTTCGGCCTTCGTTGCGTAAGTCGCGGACACCTCAGACTTAGTGGGGTAGGTCGCCTGCGCATCGGCCTTAGTGACGTACGTGCTGGACGCATCCGATCGAGTCAGGTATGCGGACAGGTCAGGCGCCTGACCTCCGCCACCCAACTGGGCCTGAGCCAGGGCCTCTTTTGTTGCATAGGTGGAGGCGACATCGGAGGTCTTCGCATAGGCCGTGAGCTCCGCCTTCGTAGCAACTGAGGACGACAGGCTGTCAATGCGCGCCTTGAGCTCATCATCCGCCCCGCTCACCTCAGCCTTAGTTGCATAGGCGGACAGGTCAGGCGAAGGACGAGACCTCACTTCCTCCTTCGTAGCGAAAACCTCGTCCGCCTTCGACTTGCTGTACCACGTGCGGTCAGTCATTGATTCCTTCCTTCCATGCTAAGAGCCCGCCGCCCACTTCGACGACATCGTTTGGGTTGATTGCCCCCAAGAGGCCCTGGCCCATGTCGCGCACACGAGAGGATGAAGGATCCTCCACCCTGCGGCCCGCAACAATATCTGCTAAGTCGACGACAGTGCCGGCAGTAATGGCGGCCAGGTACTCCCGCCGACCGCCGGGCGCGCCAGGGACATCAATCACCACACGGTAGTTACGATCATCTTGCGGCAGCGACTCAGGGGCGATGACCCTGAACGACCTTTCCTCTCCATGGTCAACGAGATAGCCGTTAGCCGTCAGTCGCCCCACGGCATAGTGCGCCAACAGGATCCGTCGGCCCGACTCCTCGGCCCCAACATACTGGTCGAGCGGAATGAATTCCACGCTGCCAGCCCGCCCTAGCCCATCAGGGCCGATTATTCGCCCAGTAATAGAGGCGTACCCAAAAGTCATGAATCCTCCCGCATTAGTTACGCCTTGTTCTTTATTCTGTCGATGCGGCTATGCATCGAATTAATCTCATTATACACGTGAGTCCGATCGGCCCTGGCGTCATTGCGGACGCCCTCAACCTGCCCCTCGAGCCCCTGAATGCGGCGCGACTGATCAGTGACGCTCTCCCTGAGTGCGCCCACGGCGTCAGCAAGAACATCCATCTTCTTAGTCAGGTCATCGAATCGCATATCAAGGTCATCTCGCAGGTTGACGGCGTGGTTGTTGTGCACCCCTTCCGAGGCGGATTCGGCGGCGTCTGCAGCCCTCGCGACATGGACACTCATGCGGTCCATGCGCTCTTCAGTCAGCTTCTGCTGGTTCTTCAGCTTGCTTGTCAGGCGAGCCACCAGTGCAGCCAGTAGGGCGACCGTGGCCGCAATCAAGTCAGGCGATGTGAGGATCTGCCCTATCGGCAGGGCGCTCTCTACTGGCTGCACCGCTCACTCAGCTCGCGTGGCGGGGAGTGTACTCGGCCTCAGCAGTAGCGACCGCCTTATCAGCCTCCTTCGGGTCGGCGAAGGAAGTCAGGACGCTAGCGATAACCGCGGTGGCCGCGATACCAAGGGCGCCCTTCCAGTCCAGGTCGAGGACGCCGACACCAACAGTTACGGCAGCCAGAAGCGACTGGGCGAACGTCTTGACGGCGCGGTCGCCGAGGCCGGACCAGAATGAGGGAGAAGCGTAAACGCTCATGAAACCCCTTCCACATGACACTAGAGGGCAGGACTTCTGCCCTACCCTCTAGTCTACCGTCGCCCGCGGTTCGTGGTCACATCAGTCGGAATGAGCCCGGTCTCGAGCGGTTCAGGGCCTCCTGAAGGGCGGCCCAGGTAGCCTCGCCCGCCTCGCCGTCAACGTAGTCGGCGAAGCTCCAGCCGGGGGCGAACTGGTTCCACGTGGAACCGGCGACGGGCCGCACCCAGCACCACGCCCAGTACTGGAACACCTTGATCGCCTGCGAGTCCCACCCCCTGTCCTCGGGGAGTCGCCCGGAGCCGGTGAGCTGCTTCTGGGACGCCTCGGGAACGGTCTTGTTGAGGTAGCGCCTCAGGTTAGCGACGGCGTACACCTCCGAGTATCCGGGGGCGAACACCTGGATGAGCTTACTTACGGTGGCGGGGCCGTACTCGCCGTCCACGACAAGGCTCCCTGACTGTGGTGCCGGGGCGGGCGCTGGAGCCTGCCCGTTGATCATCCGGTCCCACATGCCCCGGTCACGCAGGCGATCAAAGTCGAGGTTCCCGTTGTAGCCGGGCAGCTGCCCATACTGGGAGTACTGGTGGACGATCGGCTGCCCCCAGTAGGGGACGCTCGGCACCGCCGGGTCGATGTAGCCCATGTAGACGGTGTTGTAGTTTTCCGGGTCAGCGTACCACAGCGGGTACTGGGCGGCCACGGCAGTCCAGTCGTAGCCATTGAGTGCAGAGTCGTTCATGTAGATGCCCGGCGTAGAACCCGTCAGCTGCTTCACGGTATCCAGGAAAGCCTTCGCCCAGCCCGGCCCCTGCGGCGCGGCATTGTCCTCCCAGTCCAACCACAGGGTGGCCTTGCTGCGGAACGACCCGACGGTAGCAACGAACATCCTGGCCTGAGCGGCCGCGTCGCCAGGGCGGGCAAAGTGGTAGAAGCCCAACCGCTTCGACGCACCCAGGGTGGCGTTAGCCTGCGACACCATGTAGGGGTTGACGTAGTCGTCATCCTCAGTGGACTTCACGATCACGAAGTCAGCCCAGATGGCGGGGATGTTCAGGCCCGCCTGATGGCTGGAGACGTCAATCCCGTGGGCGTGCTGCGGGGCGCCCTGAGGGGCAGGGGCGGGCTTGGCCGGAGTGGCCGGGGTGCCACCCTTGAACTGCGGCCACTGCTGGAAGAACTTCGCCTCACTGAACCGGTGGCAGGACGTCCATGCGCCTCGCTGTGTGTGTGGGTGGCTGCTGTAGCGGACGGTACGGGTCTCGCTGCCCGTAGTGTCACCTGCGTAGCCGTCGATACTGCCGTCCTCAGCGATCCACGCCTCCGACACCAGCGGGTCACCGCCACTCTCGACTGCTACCACGACGTGGCCGACACCGCCTTCATTCGCGGCCGACAGGATGATGTCACCGACCTGGAATCCTCCACTGGGGGTGAAGTCTGAGTCATTCCAGGGAACCTCGTTGAAGCCATGCGACTCCATGCCCTGGCGCATGTTGCCGGTCCAGTAGTCATTGATCTCCAGGAGGGCGGCATGGCCCCACGGCACCTTATAGGTGTGGTGGATGCCGTAGGAGATGGCGCCGCACGCCAGGCTTGAGCAGTCCGCGTTCTGCGGGCTGGACACCCGGCCGTGCGCGTCGGCCGCGGCGTACCACGACCGGCGCTCAGGCTGGCTGTAGCCGACGTTCTCGCTGTCGCAGATGCGGCGAGCGATCTCGGCGGTAACGGACCCTACACTCACTTGCTCTCCTTGCTCTCGGGCTGGGCGGCCGTAAGGGCCGCCACCTGCTGCTCGGCGATCACTGCCCTGCGGGTCAGCGCCGCCACCTCCATCGTCAGCGCGTCGATCACGGCGAGCGCGTCAACCTGGCTGGTCTGTGCTTCCATTGTCATTTCTCCAATCTTCCGGGCGGGGGGCGGGGCCGTACAGCCCGCCACCTATAGACATGTCTCCGGGATAGAGGTCTCCGCCGCCTCCAGGCGATGGTTCTGGCGACGGCGGCCCCAGGTGCCACCGGGACTCTCGTGCGTAGTCTCGCATAACGGGTTCACCGACCTCATCCACGTCTACGTCAATCATGCGGGCGCCCTTGACCAGCACGGCCACGGTTGCGCCGGGAGTGCCGGTGACGTCGACCGCCCACTCCTCCGCATCGCTTCGGTCAAGGGAGGCGCGGGCACCGTCGCTGGCGAAGGCTACCCACGGAGCCTTGGACGAGGCGATGCGGGGCACGTAGTCAGGGAGCACCCAACGGGCGTGGCCCGCCGAGTCGAGCTCGATGCTCTCCCAGTACTCGATGCCGTCGTACGGGGACTCGGTGCAGGCGTGCTTCAGCCACAGCCCCCCGCGCCGGGCCGTCAATACGGGTACTCTCATGGAGAAGTTCTTGGTCCCGGTGATATGCACCCCACTGTTCGCGATCCACACCTGGTTGCTCTGGGTGAACTGTATAGCGGTGGTGTTCTTATCCGCCCAGAACCGCGCCTGCGACTCGCCGAGGGTACGTATCTGCGCCTCATTCTTACCTACGTACAGCCGCGGCAGGTTGTCATTCTTAACTCCGTAAGAGAACCCAGTGTCGTTCATCCACCAGTACACAGACTGAGCCTGGAGATTCAGGCCGAGACTGTTGAACGAGAAGGACGCGTTGGCCTTAGGCGTGTACATGGCAATAGCCGAAGTCCCTACCGTCAGGTAGGGGGATGAGGTGCCAGCTTTCTTAGGTGCCGGCCCTTGAATTCTCAGAGCCGGGTCCCCGGTGGATGCCCTCCTCAAAGAGATTGTGCCGTCATACCAGTCATCCACGATCGAGTTGAACGACAGTCCGCACCCGTACCTCTCCCCGTTGTAGGTGTCGGTACCCGAGTCGCGGGAGAGGATGTCGTTAAACCACACCTCTGACCAGGAGTCTCGCCGCCCCAGACGGCCGTTGATGCTGATCTCGCCCGTCTGGGCGTTGACATCCAACGCCTTCCAGCCGTTGCTCGCGTAGACCCGCATGCCGTAGTTGGAGATCTTCAGGCCACGGTTGGAGACCGTGTCCGTCTGGATCGTGGCTCCGGTGATTACCTGGCCGTCGATCGCGCCACCCTGAATGTTGGAGGCGTTCACTGAGTTGGCGGCCAGCATCCCGGCCTTGATCTGCTCGAACTCTCCCTGCCCGGCGGTGATGATCTCGGTCCACACGTGGTGGGCGGTCGCGTTCACGAAGGATGCGTTACCGGTGACGGTCAGCTGGTCGGTGGTGATCTCCAGGAAGCGGCCGACGTCGGAGGCGATCTTCCGGGCCGTGATCTCGGCGATGTTGGCGGCGCCTGCGGTCAGCTTGCCGACGTCGAGGTTGCTGATCTGCTCGCTCGTGACCCGCATGCGCTCCCAGGTAGCGCCATCCCACTTCCACTCGGCAACGATGTCTAGGGTCTGGGCATCCTGCACGCGACACGTGTCACCAACAGAAGCCCCATTAAACGGAGGTCTAGTGTCCGCGGTGCCGCGAATGTATAACACCTCACCCATGGACGTCTTGATGCGGCGAACAGTGGACTCCATCGTGGCGGCAGTGAGCTTGGAGACCGTCTTGGAGTAGTCATCCCCAGCCTCCTCCCACCGCCACCCCTTCGGCGAGTAGACGATCGTCGACCCAGGGGCGTCCCTAGTGTTCGACGGGGACGAGTGCCCAGGGGAGGCAAACGCCGGGACGGTCACGTACTGGCCACCCCGAGCTCCCTCGGGGGAGAGGAACGGCTTAGTGGGCCCCGGCATCAGGACACCCTAATGATGAAGGGGAGGCCGAAGTAGGGTGACCTCACGTCGATCGGCTGCGACCCGCCCACGGACGTCGCGATGGGGCTGCGGCCGCCCGCGTTGTTTCCGGTAGAGGTCAGGTACGTGTACCCGCTCGAGCCGATACCGATGTCCTGGCCGGAGGTGCGTGCCTGGAAGCGGCGGGCAGAGTCCTCGGACTCGCCAATCTCGTGAGTGTGGGCGGGCATCTGGTTAATGGACAGGGTGATAGTCGTGTTACCACCCTTGTTGCCGATGTTGTACTTACTGCCGTCGCCAGAGCCGACAACGGACCGCTCTCGAATGTCGGGGATGCGGAAGTTGCTGACAGTGGTAGACCCGTAGGTGAGACCAATCACGGAGTACAGCTTCGCGTAAGTGTTCCGGTCAAGGAGGCGGCCATCGCAGCGCATCCACCCCTCCGGGTCCCGTTCCGCACCATACATCATGATCGTGCCGATCGGCGTCACCTTGTTCACGAGAGTCTTGATGCCCTCAGCGATCGACTGGACCTGCTTCATGATCTCAGCGGGCTGGCCGTCAACCTTCGTCTCTAGGTTGGTCACCCCCTGGGTGGCGGCACTGATCCCGTCCTCAATGTGCGTCAGGTCAGCCGCGGTGATGCGGGTCTCGTTCGCGCCGAAGCCATCCCTCCACTGTTTCGCTGCACTATAAGGCTGCACTACCTGTCTCCTTCCGCCCTGAGAACAAAGATCCGCCCATCAGGGGCGATCCACATGCTAGAGCCAATTGTCCCACTGTCCGGCGGCACAGGTCCAGACGAGACAAGGTTCGTAGCCACCTGAGTCATCGCATCCGTCAGGTGACGCATCTCCTTCAAGGTGCCTTCACGGGCAGCCTGCTGCATGGCGTCGCTGCCCTTGAGCTTGTCCTCGACCTGCTTCGCGATAGCGTCAGCGTCGATATTCTGCTTCAGCGTGATAGTCGCAGCCCTACCCCAGGCCGACCTGTTCCCGGCACGGTCGTAGGTGCGCATACACACCTCATACTCGCGCATCTCCAGCCCAGCCAATGAGATCCGCTGCACCGGGGTGGGCATAGTGCTGAACACGCCAGGCGCCACGCCGGGGAGCTGCACGCTCACCTCAGCGCCCGCAAAGTCAGCGGGCATGGACTCCCCGTTCTCACCGACCATAAGCCAGCCCACGTTAAGCACACCGAGAGTCTGCGACAGGCGCGGCACCGGAGGCACCGGGGGCGGCGTCACATCCGTGGCGGTCGTGATCATGAGCGGCTGCGACCACGCCCCCACGCCATCCTGCGTCTGTGCCCGCACCCAGAACCGGTACTCCACCCCCACCTCGAGCGGCGCAATAGCCGCAGTAGTAGCCTCCGCACCCTTCGTCACATACGAGCCGGAACGCTCCGCACTAAGCTTCACGTTCTGCCATGAGACCTCATAGCCGGTGACATCCACCTTCGTTCCCAGGGCGTCAGCATCCACCTTCCCCCACTGGAGCTCCACAACTGCGGTAGGCCACCCGTCCTGGCCGACCACAGCCCTAGTGGACCCCGTAAGCCCCTGGGGTGGGACGGGCCAGTTCTTCGACACGGGAGGGTTCGGGCGCACACCGTTACCGCTCGTGGTAGCGAGCCCCACAATGCCCTTCGTGCGCTTCGTGAGCCTCCCCAGCAGGCTATCCAGGACCGTCCCGAACGTGGTGTGCCCGGAAACCATCTGCTCCTTCTGGGTGACGCTGATCTGTGCGACCTGAAGGCGCTCCATGCCGCCCTGTCGCTCAACCATCATCCAGTCTCCCAGGCGGTAGTCCTGCCACGGAAGCAGGTGCACGTCAGGCGCCGCCCACTCGCGCTTGATCTCCTCCCTGACATGGGCCCCGGACTTCAGGGTGGCTTCCGCTACCAGCCTCGCGGTTGCCTCGAGCTCAACGCCGCCAGCCTCTACGACCTTCTCTACGCGCCGCATGGACTTCGGGGCGGTGTCATTGTGGATGAGCCACGTCCTACCGGATTCGCCCTTCACCAGGACGTCGGTGCACATGTCAGCCCAGGTTGCCGCCTCCGGGGCCCCAGTGAGAGTGGTCGCCAGGGGCCATATCCTGGAGGCCGTGAGATCCCGTGCCTGTGTCGTGTCAGCGTTATAGATCTTCAGGGTGCGGCCCTGCCACACCGTGTCAATCATTCCCAGACCCCGGAGAGAGTCGACTATCTGAAGGATGCTGATAGAGGGGTCGAAGTAGAGGGTGACGACTTTCGCCCACCGCTGGTTGGCGGAGTCGGTCGTGGTGGTGGCATCCATGGTGAGGCCGTTGCCCCACCCTCGCTTTGTGGCTGCCTGCCACACCGTGCCGATGATCTCCCCGGCGTTCTTGGACAGGAACTTGAACTTGCCTTCCTTGTCCTTCGCCGCCTCGGGGACGGACCAGACCAGCGCCTCCTTCATGTAGTCACTGACGTGGATGGCCTCGACCTTGCGGGAGTCCGTGCCGTCATTGACGAGGTTGTGTTCGGTCTTCTGGGTTACGAACCGGGCATCAGGCAGCTCCTCCCATGTGTCGCCGTCGAAGGTGGCCTCAACAGCAACCTCAACCTCACTCTCAAGGACACTGCCACGGACCGCGTTAGGGCCGGGCGCGTACGACAGGGACAGGGTTGGGGTCTCACCACGTGGGGTGGTGACGGTCATCTCCAGGACGTCTGGGACCACCCCGATACGGTCCCCCTGGATGGCGTAGGCGACCGCGCGGAGCTGCATGCCGGGGAAGTAGGTGCGCTGCATCAGTAAGCCCTCCTCGCCCGGATCGAGCCCGCCGTACCGGTGACCTGCAGGGCGATCTTGCCTTCACTGTTGGGGGTGAGCTGGAACCCCTCGGGGGACATGCTGATCTCCGCCGCCCTACTAGGGACCCCAGGAGCGGGATCCCACCGTTCGGACACCTGCCTCCAGGCGTCATAGCGGGCCACGTCAATGAGGAGTCTCTGGCCTCCCTCCATGGTGCCGCGCCACGTGAGTGACGTCCCAGAGGTGACATCCTTGATAGTGCACGTGTTCGCGGTGGGGGCGAGCTTCAGCAGGGCGTCAGTGATCGGGGCCGACCCGCCCGCCAGGCCGTCGAGGTTAGGGAGCGTCACCTCCACTGGGGTCACGTCTCGCCACACCCCGTCAACGGCCTCGAATATGACTGTCGTGTCGATCGCCCACTCCCCGTACCTCCACGCTGGCTGGGCGACACTCACGAGCCGCACGCGGGCCTCCCTGGGGTTAACGCCAGCCGGGCGGTGCTGGAGTACCCCCAGGGCCCCGGAGAGCCGCAGGCGGGCCATGAGGGCCTGCCAGTTCGCATCCAGGGAGGCCCTGTCCTCCCCCTCAACCATGAGCGCGACAGTCACCTTGAACGTGCCGAACCTCGTGGCCGCGCCATCAATGACGCCACTCCTCGAAGGGACCTCGGTGGACGTCAGACGCGGCTCCGGCACAGCCGGCAGGAGAGTGCCCTGCATAACCCTCCACTTCCCCGGCTGATCCAAGTCGACCCCATTCAGGTGATACTCGCTGCTCATACCATAATCCTAGATGCTCGCGGCCAGGCGGATAGCGTCCGCGACGTCATCGCGGGTCTTTGAGTCCCGCTGAGCCTGCGGATAGTTGTTGGTGATGTTGACCGTGGTGCCGCCCGATACGCGGTCACCCTGCGCGGGCGCCTCGAGGTCCATGTTACCGAACTGGCGCTTCACCGACTTCTCATAGTTCCCCGACACGGTGGCCGAGATCTCCGGGGCCACATCCCTGCTCAGGGTGTTGGTGAAGCCCTCGAGGGAGTCCCTGACCGCCGAGTACTGCGACTCGAGGCCATTAATGAAACCCTGCATCACCATCTGTCCCGCGCCCTTAAGGATCACCCGGTCCACAGGGGCGGGACCCTTCCAGGACGTCAGCTTGCTGGTCAGGCCACCCAAGGACGACTTGACCGACCCGTACATCGACTTCAGACCATTAATGAAACCCTGGATAACACTCCTACCAGCGCTAATGAGCCAGGACCCGGCGTTGGAGAAGAAGTTCTTGATCGAGGACGGGAAGTTGCGGACGGCGTTCATAGCATTGTTGATCCAGGTGCTGATGGTCGACACGAGGGCCGACCACGCCGCCTGGGTGAGGCTCTTGAGGTAGTTCCAGCCATTGGAGATGAAGTTTCTGGCGTTGTTGATCCACCCCGTGATCGTGCTCAGGATACTCCGGCAGAAGCTGGCGATCGTGGTCCAGATGTAGTTCCAGGCCGCCGTAACCAGGCCACCCAGTGTCGCCCCGAACGCCTGGAAAGCGAACTTGATCGCGTTCCAGATAACACTGGCGATCTGACTGATCCCGGTCCACACCTTAGACCAGTCGCCAGAGATCAGGCCGAGGACGATATTGAGGATGCCCTTGATCGTGTTGATCGCCCCGGAGATGATCGTGGTGATGACCTGCCAGGTCGCCACGATGACCGGGGCCATGGCCTGCATCGTGGCCCCCACCAGCTGGATTGCGGGGATGAGCGCCTCAGCCAGCTGCTGGACGATCGGTACCAGCAGAGGGAGGATCTGCGTCAGCAGGTCAGTCACGATCGGGCCAAGCACCGCGAACAACTCCGCAATCACCGGGGCGAGAGCCTGGATGGTTGGCAGCAGGGCGGCGGCTAGCTGCTCAATGATCGGCGTGATGATCGGCACCAGCTGCTGAAGAATCGGGGCCAAAGACTCAACCAGCTGCGCCACCAGGGGAGCGATAGCCGCCAGCAGGGTGCCAGCCACGGTAGCGATCGCCCCAAACGCCTCGCCCAGTGCGGGCATAGCCGGAGCGAGAGCCTGAACAGCCGTCAGAAGCCCCGAGAAGAACGACACCAGGCCGTCCTGGAAGGCCGGATTCTCCAAGGCTGTAGCGATACCCTCAAGGGCAGTCTTCAGTGTCTCCCCAATCAGGGGGAGAATCTTAGATAGGGTCGGCTCCAGGGACACGAAAGCGTTCCCTAGGGAGCCCACTCCCTCAAAAGCCTTCCCTGCCGCCACAGACATCGACGAGAACAGGGATGTCAAGGTCGACTGGAACAAGGGGCCATTGACCGCGGCATTAGCCCGATCCAGGGCCGTAGCGATAGAGTCGATCGGTGCTGACCCATTCGCCATCGCCTTAAACAGGCCCGCGATAATTCCACCCAGGTCGACCGTAATGTCCTTCAGGGTGCCGAACGCCTTCGCCGCAGCCTGGATAGACTGGTCCATCTTCCCAGACTCGGCGGCCTTAACAGCCCACTTCTCAAACGAGAGCGCGAGATCATTAGCCCACTGGGCAATATTCGGCAGATACTTGGCGCCAACCTCACCCATCGTGAGGAGGCCGTTAGTGAAAGCGGCCGCCCCAGTAGAGCCCAGACTGAGGGCCTGCGACAGGTAGGATAGGGACTGCTGGAAGCCAGGCAGGTGCCCACTCGCCGCAGTAGCGATCGCAGCCGTCATAGACCCCAAGTGCGTCGCCACCGTAGACAGGGCCGGAGAGAGCTCATTGATCGCAGTGTTAGCGAAATCCCTGATCGGCTGCGCCGCCTGCGCCCAGTATGAGGACGAGATCTGCTTCTGCAACCCCTCAAACGCGGGGCTCAGGTCACCCAGGACGGTCTTTGCGTCCTTCAGTGCGGCGATCAGGACGCCAGCGCCCGCAGCGGCGCCACCAAAGATGCCCGGCAGGGCCAGCAGGGCCGGCGTAGTCTTCGCTATCCCCACACCCACGGAGGACAGGACCCCCATCCCCGCGCCCAGTGCGGACACGGCGCCACCAATCAGGGTGGCGACAGTGCCGATCTTCACGGACGCAGTATCCAGGTTACGCAGAAAGTCGTTCAGGTTACGGCCGATTGACTCGAAGACGTTCCCTCCTGCCAGGGCCTTGAGCTGGGCTGCCACGCGAGCCGCGGAAGCCTTTCCGAGGCGCACGTTAATATCCACCCACCTGGAGCGAGTGAGGCGTTTCAGGTCAAATCTGGCTTTACCGTCGTCCAGATCGGCGTTAATGGTCGCCTTGCCGTCAAGCTTATTCAGCTCGTGCTTGATCTTCTTCTTCTGCTCCTCAGACAAGTGAGCATGCACGTCAACAATCGACCGGAGCTTGCTGATATCTCTCTCGATCTCAGCCTTCGCGGCCTTATCGAGCTTCGGGGAAGCATTGATCTGCGCCTTGAGGGACTTGATCTTCTGCTCAATATCAGCCACCGACCGCTTATTAAGTGTCAGCTGGGCCTTAATATCCCCGGCCGCACCCTTCACCTCGCGGGACAGCTTCGCCAGGTCCGTCTTGTCTGTGCTCAGGTGGACGTTGGTGCGAATATCATCGAGCTTCTGCTCAATCCGCTTCTTGTCCTGCTCAGACAGGTTCGGGTTAACCTTTAGCTCAGCCTTCAGGTCGCGCAGCTTCGCCTTCAGCCTCGTGAGAGACCCGGTATCGAGGTCAGGCTCGACAGGCATCTTGGAGTCGCTGCGGCGCACCTTCTCCTGCGCCTTCTTGAGTGACTCCTCGTCAACATCAACCTCAGCGTTAACCTCAACATCGAGGTCACCCACCTGCTTCTGGATGCGGCGGAGCTTCTTCTTCAGGTCGTCAGCGAACTTAGAGAGGTCGGGGACGACCTTGACTCCGAGCTTACCGACAATACCCTTACCGGCCATCCCCTAACCTCTCAACCTAGAGCCCCAAACAGGGCCGCCATCGCAGCAGTATCCTTACTCGATACTATCGTACTCGCCTTAACAGTTCCGGGTCGGGGGGCCATCTCAGAGTCCTTCAGGTACGCCCTCCCGCGGCCACTGGCGGCCTTCGTCTGAAGACGCTGACCGTCAAGCAAGGCATTCAGTCTCTCCGAGTCGGCGGAGTAGCCGAACCACTGTGGCCCACCCAACTGCTTCGCCCTGTACAGTGACCAAGGCTCGTAAGGAAGGCGCTCAAGCAGTGACTCCACGAGACGAACCCTGTAGCTGCCGTAGACGTCGATGCGGTAAAGCGCCCAGAAGTCCGCGGCAGCATCAGGGTTGTCCCGGAAGTAGTCATCTACTGCTTGGCGCCTGTGGCTTCCCCCGCGTAAGCGGTAGCCAGGGTGATAGCCCCCTCGATGCCGTGAGTGCTGAAGAAGCGGGTCCACGCATCCAGGTCGGCGATGTAGCCGTTGTCCTCAAGGAACTCGGTCATGTCGGCCAGAACGGTCATGTTCTCGTCAGTGAACTCGTCTGAGTCGTCAACCATGGGCAGCACCTTCGCGGTGAGGCGTAGCCGCTGGGAAGGGCGGAGCGTGTCGACGGGCTTGAAGATCTCGTGCCCCTCGAGGGTGTCGAACTCGGGGACTTCATTCTTGGTGGAGGCCATTGCCTTCTCCTTCTGCTGGGGTGCAATGGGGTGTTGCCGTCCGGCCACCACACACCCCTACATGATGGCCGGACGGAGATCATCAGTTGACAGTGAACTGCTTCCCGTCGGACGCGCCGACGTTGTTGGTGACCACGACGTTGACCGCGCCGGTAGCGCCGCGCGGCACATAGGTGGTGATCTGGGTGGCGGAGTCCTTCTCGAAGGTCGCCACCTTGTCGCCGAACTTCACCTCGCGGACACCATCGAAGTTGGTTCCGGTGATGGTGACCTTCGCGCCAACCGCGCCAGTGGCCGGGGCCAGGGTCGTGATGGTCGGCTTCGCCGCGCCAACACCGGTGACGGTGCGCGGCTCGAGCATCTGGACGCGAGTCTTCCCCGACGAGGGAGACAGCAGCGTCCCGGAGATCTTCACCTCACTGAAGTTGTCCAGCGAGAGGGACGGCAGGTTACCGGCCAGGGACACGCGGCGGAACAGCATACCCGACACGAGCAGGCCATCCTCGATGACGATAAGGACGGCGCGCTCACTCGAGTTGTCCAGCTCAACATCCCAGCCGCCCTTCTCGGCGTCATAGGTGGAGCCAGGGAAGGCCACGCGCATGACGTCCTCACCGAGGTTGACGGCGTTGATGGTCACCTTGTTGGTGACGTCCTCGCGGGTGGAGCGGACGCCCTGACGGTCCCAGGTGCGCTTCGTGGAGGTGTCGCCGCCGTCGGTCTCTACCTCAATCAGGTTCTCGCTTGAGGTGTCGCCAAGCCACGTCCACCCAGCAGTCTCGAGCGTGGTGCCGTCGCCAAAAGTGTATCCCCATAGGTTAGGGGCAACGGTATCCACATTACCGATGTAGACGTGCCCCTTACCCGCGATCTGAATCTTACTGTTTCCGAGGTTAGCCATCAGGCCCCCTTCCTGGCCGTCACCTGAAGGGACGAAACCATGTTGATGTAGTCTGCCGTGGTCCCCATGTCCGTTTCCGGCGTGGGAAGCTGAGTCCACTCCAGGTAAGTCGCCCAGCCCTCAGAGGTAATCATACCGTCCCTCCAAGCCTTATCTACAGCCTGGACTAGGGCGTCAGAAGCATCAGAAACTTCATCCCCGTCCGGGCCGGTCATATAGAGTCTCACACGAATCTGGGTGGCTGCGAACCTAGGCCCAGACGGGTGCGTACGCGCAATAGTCATCTGCACCCTGCATACGAGCTCATTCATTGGGTCATCCACGTCGCCGTGGGTGCGCCAAACGATCTTCTCGAGGATAGGCCACTCGCTCGCACCATGGGCGGCGGCTTCCTTCATGTACCGGTAAATGAACGGGAGAGGATTAACGTAGGCCACTAGAATCCCCCATTATCGCGGACTACCCCACGAAGGATGTTGAGGCCAGGAACCCAGGTGCGATACCGTGCACCCTCCCGTCCGGTGCGCCGCCCCTGGCGATCCTGATACACGTAGTGACCGAACTCTACGGCAGCATCATGGTCGGTGGACGGGGCGATCGTGTAGTCCACCTTCCCCTGCTCCATGCCATATGAGGCAAAAAGCTCGCCGGTGTCGACGTGCGCAGAAGCGGCAGCCTTCACCTCCGCGAACACCTTCGCCGCCGCCGCAGCAAACTCCGGCTGGCGAGCGACAACCTCCGCAATGTCCTCATGGATGCGCTTATTGTCGTAGGCGTGGATCACTTCGCCACCGTCCCCAGGGTATCGCAGCGGACACTGAAATGGCGCGTCATCGGCGAGGCGTCATAGGTCAGCGGCTCACCAGCCTGCTGGAAAGTCTTCCCCTCCAACGACGGTGGCCCCTTAATAATCTTCACCCACGAGTGAGGGCCGCCCGGCCACTTCCGGCCAGTCCCCATAATCTTAAGGGTAGTCTCATCGGTAAGATCACCGCGGATGGTACGGTTCTCCGTAGCCTTCAACGCGTTACCAGCGGAGGGCTGCACAAGAACCTTGTCGACGTAAAACGTCTCGCCGGGTGTATAACGACGCCCGGTGCGCCCCTCAGACACAATCGCGACAGTGACCTCCACAGCGTGAGGGCCATTCTCCAGGTAGCGGCCGCGGCGGGGCCGGAAGGTCACCATGTGGTACGCCACCCCTCCCACCGCTGCAACCCTAGCTCAGGGGCGGCTGGCTTGTCTGGGACCGAAGCCCGGCGGAAAGACATCAGGAATCTCTTCGGCGCGTCCGGGGACCACTCCCCGCCACGCCGGTTCTGGGCATACCCGTCCAGGACCGGGGCCGCGCTACCCCACCCGCCAGCGCCTCCCTCGAGCGCCTGCCAGTCCCTCTGAGTGATCTCCAGGAGGCCAGAGGCTACAGCCTGATTCACCGAGTAGGTGTAGGTGCCCTCAGTCTCATACTTGTAGAGCCCGCCGCCGGGCGCGCGCAGTACTCGCGCGACAGCCTCACACTCCACCATGATGAGAGCCACGCGGAATGGGTAGTCGACGCGGCAACGATTAACCGCGTCAGGCATGCGGAGGAGAATAAGAGCCTCAGCGCGCTCAAGGAGGGCATCAACCCACCTTGCCTCATCATCCTCGAGGTCGCGCATGAGCGTGCGTTCGACGTCGAGTCTCTCCGCTACGGTCACTTCTTCTCCTCCCTAGGTGTCACCCGCGGGGCGAGGGTTCCGTAACGCTCTCGCCCCGCGGACTCATCAGCCAGCCTTCTTCGTAATCTTCACGAACGCCTGCGGGTCACGCAGAACCCAGCCGAAGATAGCCTCAACACGAATCGCGATACGGTTCGTGCCGAACAGGTCCATGCCAGCGGCGTACTGGTCGGCGGTAGCCCAGGTGAGGCCCTCAACGAAGCCGAGACGCAGGTTCTCCTTCAGGTCACCACCGAAGCCCAGCAGGTTCGGCTCAGACACCTTACCGCGGCCGTTAACAGCCTTGTGATAGACGGCGGGGATGCCCAGGACACTGGTGAACTGGTCAGCCAGGTTCGGGGACGCCTGATAGAGCGGGCGACCGAAGCCGTCGGTTGCCCCCATGATGATGGACCGGAACTTCGGCGACAAGAGGAACTCGTTGAAGTCATAGTCGGCCTCACCGTCAGTGTTCACGACCTTGTCGTAAGCCGCAGCGAGCTGCTTGCCCAGATAGCCAGTAGTATCGAACTTGGCGGGATCCAGCTCCACAACATTCGTGGTGGAGGACAGGGACTCCTTGCCCGCCAGGGCAGTGCCCGTGAGAGCGTCCTTGCCGTGAATGACGGCGGTGTCGATCGAGCGGGCGATAGCCTCAGCCAGCTGATCCTCCAGGTCATCGAAGGCGTTCAGGGGGTTAGCCATGAGCGCCTCCTTAGAGATCGACACGATGGCCGCAGTCTTGACGGGGCTGAAGGTCTTCAGGCCGACAGAGACGTCAACGACAGGCTTGTCGGCGCTCTCCTGGACGATACCGGCGACAGGCTGACCGACCGGCATAGTGACCGCGTTACCGGCCAGGGAAACCGGGACGGTGCCAGCGACCTTCTGGACGATGGAGCCAGCGAAGGCCCGCTTCCAGATGGGGGCAAGCACCTCCTTCGGGAAGCCCTCGGCGTTACCGCCAGCGGTAAGCTTTGCAATGGTTGCGACCTTGGCAGCGTTGTCCGCCATTCGCGTCTCCTTCCTGCCTGACCGGCAGAGTTGTTCTAGATGTTGCCCCTGTCAGGCAGGGGTTACTCGGCGAGCCCGAACATGCGGAGGATGGCGGTCTCGCGGTCCTCCGAGTCGGAGCCGACCTGTGCGTCTACCGCGGGGTCGCGGGGGCGCGCAGGGGTCTTACTGGCGAGCTCCAGGAGGGCAGATACCTGATCTCCCCACCCGGACTCGTCTCCGTGTAGGAACTGGGCGTACTTCGAGGGGAGGCCAGCGTCACGGATCAGGGAGTCCTTGGCTGCGGTGTCACGCAAGGCCTTGATCTCCTCGTCCTTGTTGGCGAGTACCGCCTCAAGGGCTCCTAGGCGCTCCTTCAGGTCGTCGAGCTCGCTGGGCTTGCTGGGCTCCTCAGGGGCGGCTGGCGCCTCCTCCTGCTCGGCGGTCTCCGTGTCGCTATCACCCTGGGGGTCCGGCGCGGGGGCGGCCTCCTCGACAGGGGTAACGGCCTCGTCGGATGACTCGGTGGGGGTGTCAGCCATTCCTTCTCCTTTGCTCCTGGTATAGGCGGCGGTTCATTGCCCGCAGTGCCTCGTGCCCATGAAGGTCATGGGCCTTCACTACCTCATTGTACAGTTGTTCGAATCTAGCATGCTGTTCCTTACCCGGCCACGCCCTGGACGTGTAAACCGGGACGATCGCACACCGGCAGTTTGAGACGATGATATGGTTGGCGCTGTACCATCCCTCCTGTGTCTCAAGGTTGTAAACATGCCCCGCATACTCCCCGACTCGCTTATCAATGAGGCGATCGAGCTCTACAAGACCACCCAGTCTTTCCAGGAGACGGCCGCCATACTCGGCAAAGACCCCGATTCTCTCCGTGTCGCTCTCCGGCGCCGGGGGGTCAAAGCGATTCCCCGCACCGGGCGCGCCAGCAAGAAGCGCATCGCTGCCCCGGCCGACCTCAAGGAGCGACATGAGGCGGGCGATAGTGTTCTCGCACTCTCCGAGAGATACGGGGTGTCGCGCGGCGTCGTCGACAGGTGGCTCACCGAAGCCGGGCTCCAGCGACGCACAGCCAGTGAGGCCGGAGTCATCAGATGGCAGCGCATGAGTGAGGAGGAGCTGGAAATGCGCCGGGCACAGGCTCGCCAGCGCTTCATCGGCAGGAAAGTCACTAGCGAACAGCGTCTCAAGCGAGCCCAGACTAAAGCCGCCCAAGCCGCCGAGGGCACCCTCTGTCGATCCCACCTCGAAGTGCTCTTCGGTGGATGGCTGCACGACCGCGGAATCCAGTACGTTCCCGAGGCGGTCGTCGCGGAATACAATGTCGACTTCTGTGTCGGACCCGTTGCTGTGGAGCTCCTGGGGGGAAACTGGCACGCCAGCAACGCCCGACGCGCCTATCATGCTAAGCGCACCCACGACATCCTCAATACGGGGACCTCGATCATTTTCGTCTGGTCCCAATCTCAGATACCCGTCACCGAAAGAGCCGCTGACAAGGTGGTCTCCCTTTTGGAGGTCGCCAGCAGCAACCCATCCCCTATCGGTCAATACTGGGTGGTTCGGGGTGATGGTGAGGTCATGTCCACCGGCGGTGACGAGGGTGACAACTTCACCCTCGTAGTACCGTCGATAACCGGCTTCCACCCCAGGGCCTGACACCCGCGAGTCGGGAACAACGCAGTTGGTGTGGAATCTGTTGACGCCAACGCCAGCTGTTTTAGACGTCTTGTAGACAGGGCCACGAGAGGCAAGCATTGCGCAGAAGCCGCACGGCCCATTCTTCGAGGGGGTAACAACCCGCGCCCACGCAAAAGGCCTGGCGATCAGTGTCCCATCCTTTGAACGGCGATACTTGTCCGGGAGATCCTTCAGCGCTTCCGAGTCCCTGTACTTCTGAGTGAGCATCCCCTCGGACTCAAGCTCTTTGATGGCCTTGTCGACGCGGTCCGCGACCTCATCGAACACGTCAACCCAGCTCCTCCGAGGGCGGCGCCTGCGCTCATGCTTCTTGACTTCCCGCTCAATCTGCTCGACCTGCTCCTTGGAGAACCCCTCAAGCTCATCGGCGATCCGCTCGAGGTCGTCAAGGAGCTCGGCGACGTCAGGGGCGTCCTCTACGGCATCGTTGATGGTCCTACGGGACGCCGCATACACGTGGCTAGTGAGCTCGCCCTGGAGAGCCTTGAACGCTTCAGGCTTGCCGGATCGGGCCTTGGTGGACCTGATCGCGTAGCGCACCGAATCGGGGCTGTACCCCGGCTGCGGGGGGATCCACGCCTCATTCGCGCCATGCGCCCTGGCTTGCCCCCGCAGGAACAAGGCCGTAGCCGCCCACGCCTGGCGTCTTGCGGCCCACACGAGAGGAGTGATCGCCTCACCCAGCTCCTTCTCCGAGAGTGTCACCGGCTTCCCCTGCAAAGGAGCGGTGGCGTCATCCAGGCGCCTCTGGAAAGTGCGGGAGATAGTGACTAGGAGGGCCCTGAAGAGCGCGAGGGTCACTTCTTAGCCTCATCCTTGTCGTCGGCAGGATCCTCTTCCTCGCCGTCACCCTCAGGGTCCTCCTCGTCCTCGTCCTGTAGGCCGATAGGGAGGATCTGGCCCGCCATCGAGTCCAGGTCGTTCTGGCGGCGGTTCTCGCGCTCCATCTGCTCCGGGGAAAGGTGCATGAAGTCCCGCGCGGTCTCAGCACCGATAACCCCTTGAGACTCGGCCTGCATGGCGGTAGCCATCTGGGCGCTCGCCGACGGGGCGGCCGCGTCAGCCCACATCACCTCAAGGGTCTCCAACCCCTCGGGCGACTCCCCGTTCATGACCGCAATAATGCGGGCGATGCGCTCAAGCGCGTCACTGAACTGGCGCTGCTTGTTCTCAGCGCGAGCGATCAGACGATCCTTCGCCACACGCAAGGCCTCAGCAGATGTCGGGTTATTGTCGGCAGCCACACCCATCATTGACGGAGGAATGCCCGTCATGGCTGAGATCTGCAAAGCGTAAGTGCGGTACGTGTTCGTGAACGTATCCAAGGACGCACCGGTCAGCTGCTTCACATCAGCCCCAGTGGGGGCGGCCAGAAGTGCGCCAGCATAGTTCTCCATGCGATTGCCGCCGAACTGCCCGTTCATCGCGGCCGCCGCCTGCTGCCCAGCAAGCATCCGGTCGGCGCCGTCACCAATAAGGAACCTCAGCGGGAAAGCGGCAACCTCCTGACCCATCTGAAGGTTCGTGAGAGTCCTGGAGGCCGCGTCAATGACCGTCTTCAGCTCCTTCAGGTCAGACCGGCCATACCGGTCACGGAGCCGGGCCCGGTTAAACATGGGCACGATCGACGCACCCCACGGGTCACTCGTAGACCAGTCGGACACCCACCGGGTGCCTACCTGCCTGTAGGCGGTCATGCCGTCAGGCGTGTAGTACGAGGCGCACTTCACACCATCACCCGTACGGTAGACGGCAATTCCCTCGATCACGTTCCCGAAGTGGTCGATGCGGACACCGGCGTGACGCGAGTCCAGCGCCCGAACAGACGGATGCTCATGATCCTCATCCGCAGGAGACAGCACCCAGAACACGGATCCGGCAGCAAGCGCCTCAGCCGCCGCCAGATTGAACTGAGAATCCATGTCATTGGCCTGCCACACAACACGCAGGTCACGCACCAGATCCTTACGCCCATCATCCGCGATGATGAACCCGGCCGGGATCAGGACCTCAGTCAGGACATCAATAGCCATCTTCGCGAACGGCGCCTGCATCTCCAGCACACGCGCCTCCGGCGGGATACTGATACCCAGGGCGTCAAGGCGCTCACTCTGCTCATAGTACGTCTCGAACGACTCCGGACGATAAGCGCCACCCTCGAAGCTGGCGAGCATCTTCTCAAAGCTCACACGATCACCGTCCACGCACCAACCGGCTTATTCATGTCAGCCCACTCCTTGCTGCTCTTAACGTACCTGTACAACATTCTAGCGCCGATCATGCACACAGCCAGATCGATCTTCTTAGACGACTTCGGGGACTCCTTCTTCACCGACCAGCGCCCCTTGAACTCATTCACGCGACAGTTAGACACGTGCTCACCCAGAGCAGAGTCCCCATCGTGAGTGAACGCCTGCTGCTGGATCTCCGTGAACGCCGTCTCCGCCGCCTCGGCGAACTGGTAGGCGTGGGAGCGCATATCCCATGCGATCGGGGACGCGGACATGCCCCCACGCACGGCAGGGACGATCAGCCGGTCACCAAAGTCCTCGGGCCAGGCCGTGCGCGTGAACGACTCCCACTCCCGGACGTCAGCCCAGAACGCCACCACGTTATACGTGTCGAACGCCCGCCTGACCCCCGCATCCACGGCAGCCACATTCACCACGCCAAGAGGCTTCTCCGGCTTCCAGTGGCCGATCTTGAAGATGTGCCCATCCTCCATGCAGCAACCCACGAGAGCCGTATGGTCATTGGACTTGGATCCGTCGAAGAACATGACGATCTTCTCCCCAGGCTCCACCTTCCTATCGGGTTTACGGAGCTGGGTCCACTCCTCCAACGTGATCCAGGACGCCTCCGCTGCGTTCGGCCTGTTCAGGAAGAACCGGATAGACCTCGACTCCGGGTACTCCGGCGACCAGATCTGCTCCTTGATCGACTCCAGATTCACCCACGGACAGCCCTCATACACGTACTCGAGCGCCTCAGTGAGGCCAACCTGTCCTTCTTCAGGCTCATCCGTCAAAACCGTGTTCGGAGGGGCGACCCTGGCGTCATAGAGGATCTTCGTCTTACCCCTAGTAAGGCCGTCCTCCTGGTCGCACCACGCCTCAAAGACCGCCTCCGCCGACGACTGCTCACCAGGAACCCACGCGTTACAGGTCCCCATGAAACGGCCACCCATCTTCGCCGCGTTCTGCTGAATCGTCTGCAACATGGCCGGGCCGCCCTGGGCGGGGAGCCAGTGCTCGAGCTCATCCCCCACAACGAAGGACACCTCACCACCCTCCATGGAGTGGGCGGAGGAGGTCATCTGCTGAAGCTTCCCCCCGCCGGGCGTCTCAATGAACGTCTTCGCCACCTCAAGGTCATACTTGCGGGCCAGCGTGCCCTTCTTCTGACAAAACGCCCTGACCATTCGTATGGTATTAGCGGTTTGGCTTTCCGACGTAGCCACGATCTGCACCAGGGGCATGCTCATTTCCTTAGCCACCACACCGAACGGGGCGTGCCGGTCAAAATGGTCAAACCGGCAAGGGCCAAGAAGCTCAAACAGACACATAGCTGCAGCGAACGGAGAGTTATGGGTCACCACCATCGTCTCCCCCACCAGATACAGGCCGTCCTCAGCCTCTACAGTGATGCAACGGGCATCCACTGGGGCCACCCTGCGCACATCCTTAATGACCCTCGGGATAGGCTTCCTGCGCTGCTCCCGCACCCTCTCCGCACGGCGGGGCAGGGTCACGAGGTTCTGGTGCTTGTAGGGCTTGAACGTGAGCCGGTAACGAGGGCCAGTGACGCGACCGTAGAGCTTCGCTTCTGACTCTCGGACGTTTACCTTTACTCCCATGGAGCGAAGAAGGAATGCCATGTCGTCAGCGATATGCTTGCGCACCTGACAGTACTCGGCCGACCCCTTCTTATCAACGTAGCCATCGGAGTCCATGAGGCCCTGAATGAGAGCCCTGCGCTGCTCCACAGAGGCATACAGATAGTCGTCAGGGATGTGCTTCTCGTCTAGGACGCCAGCCTTCCTGAGGTCCTTCGTGAGGCCGAGGATACTGAACTTGCGACCTCTACCGCCCTCCTTCTTCTTCCAGACGCCACCAATGTCATACCCGGCTGCACGCAGGCGCTCGCGAACGTGCGGAATGTCGTCAACATCGGCGGTGGCTTCGCCATGCCCCGTAGATCCGTCGCCGAGCCAGTAGCCAAGCACCCATGGGTCGACAGGCAGGTCACGTTCAGGAAACTCCAGAGGATCGGTCTCGGGGAGAGCAAACTTGCCAACGCCAGCCTTGGTGGCCTTCGTGGAGCCCTTAGTGAGAGGGCGGTCGAACATTAAGCCCTCACGCGCCATGGTGCGCACGTCCAACGTTCGGCGCTTGCGCTTAGCAGAACCGACGAACTCATCCACCGTGAACAGGTGCTCGCCGGACGTGGTTAGGATGGTCCCATCAGAGACCTCAACTTCCCACGTGTCCCACTGGCCGATTGGGTGCACCTGAGTTATCGTGGTGGGCTTGCCAGACGGATGGAATACGCGATCTCCGACAGCGAGGTCTCCGAACAGACGCCATCCATCGGGAGTAATGATAGGTGTGAGCAAGCTTACAGCTTTGCCGCTTCCCTTGCTTAACCTTCTAATTCCCTGCCTGTACACAAAGCCACCCTTATGATTCAGGGCGTAGAAATGAGCAAGGAACTCGATCTGCCTATCAGTCGGGATGAACGGCTGTCCCGCTTTCGGCCCATTCGGCTGAATCAGGTTATCCATCATCCACGCCGCAGCATGGTAGCCGAGAGTCCTCTCCGGCAGGCCGAGGGGGAGCGTATCGGTTCGCTCCCGTGGTGCGGGGAGCGTGTCGGTCACTTCGCTGCCCGAGCCTTCGTCCACGCCTGCAACGCGACCACGCCGGCCGACTCGGCCTCGGACTCGTCGACGCGGTTGATCTCGATCTGAACCCTGCGGCGGTCCCCCTCGGTGAGGAGGAGGCTGGTGAGCATCGTGTTGACGGCCGCCAGCATCGTCGGGGAACGCCGATCCTGCATCTTGTAATTCGACAGGTCATCGCAGGTGGAGTAGAGAACAATCCAGTCCGACGGCTCATAGTAGCGAGTGAACGTCGAATCCTCCACAGCCTTCCACAGCTTCTTCGCAATGGGGTGCCAGTCAGGATCCGGCTTGGGTGGCTTCACCTGCTCAGCAACCACATTGACCGGCTCCACGCCACCATCAAGCTTCCTGGCCTGAGTAGTACGGTGCCCCTCAGTGCTGCGCTTCGGGATCGGTCCCTTCACTCCCATCGTCGACTCCTAAAGGTATCCGGGGTGCTTACTCTTCGGCCTAGGGCCCCGAGGCTTATTGCCCCGATTATAGCGGCGCTTCCTAGCTTCTACCGACTGCTGCTGCGTGCGCATCATATGGCAGTGCTGGCACAAGGCTCTAAGATTGTCCGGCACGTGCGGGCCGTCAGGGATAATGTGATCCACCTGATTCGCCGGGTTGCCGCAGAACACGCACAGGCCACCATCCCGCCTCAGGACCACTCGCCGGATCTTGTCCCAGTCCTTAGGGAGCTCCTTACGGCGCCGCGACTGCTTACCCCAAGACATCGACACCCACACCCTCAATGCGGGCCAGCACATAGACCCCCGCCAGCTCTTGCGCGAGGCCAGTAAAAGCACTCTCGGCGTCAGTGCGTGCGGCAATATACTCATTCCACGCCCGTTCAAGGAACGGATCACCATCCTCGAGGCCTTCAAGCCCCTGGAGGTCCACCCAAGCCTCCTTAAGGCGCTCGAGCACTCCACGAAACCTGCCTACGCTCGAGATAAAAGAATCAGCACTCACGACATAACCTCCAATGTCACATGCACACCCATGTCATACCGGTCAGTGAACACAAGCTCCAGGTACTCCTCGACACCCTCCCGCGCCTCACTAACCCGGATGATGGCGTCATCCTGATCAGCGTTACGGCGATGATGTGGCACATCGTACGCGCCAACCTGGTGCGCCGTATCGAGCGCATCCCGGAGCTCATCAACCGCGCAGTCGAGGGATGCGACAAGCATCCGCACATGAACCTCACTGAGATCATCCATGTTCACCGCACGTCACCCGGATAAACCATCGACACACCCCCACTGTTCGGGGATCCCTCACGGATGTCGAAGAGGAAAGCAGGCTTAGCGGCCTTACCCCCAAAATAGGCATGATGGATCGACAGGTAGTCACCCGGATACACGTAGAAGTCCGGCTGCCCCTCATTCTTGAACACCCACGTCCCCTCGTCGGTGCGGTCGGGGTGGCGGTCGCAGAGGATCACGTCAACGTCAGGGTTGCTCTTGTCGCCGTAGATGAGGAGGTAAAGCACGAGGGATGTCCTTTCACCAGATGTTGGAGCGCTTATTCGAGGGGAGAGGGCAGGGCTCAATGCAAGGGTGCCCCTGTGCCGCGAGCTCAGCAACCGTGGGGCCGACCGGGCGGCGGCTCTTAGCGCACAAGGCGCAGACCCCGTTCCCGGAGTACAGGCGAGTCTCGGGGAACTCGCTGATGCTAGTGTGCGGGGGGCGCATGCGAACACCGCAGCGCGAGCAGTGATGCGCCTCACTCCAGTCCATGTAAGTCTTGGCCGCACCGGCCTGGCCGCGGCGCTTACGCCGGTAGCAGGAGTTGCAGATCCCCCTCCCCCCGTAGGCGCGAGTGCCCGGGTGGTCAATGAGCGTCGTTCGAGGTGCGCGCATCTGGTGGTCGCAGACCTTGCAGTACTGGGGGGTGTTCTCCCAGTCGATCTTCATGAGGCGTCCTTTCGTTGGCTGACCAACGCAGTCTATCACGCCGGAGCCCTTAGGGCAAAAGGTGGGGCCCGCCTTGGTATACACGAGAGGAAAGGAAACTCAATCGTGATCCATTAAGGCGGGCCCCTATCAGCACGACCAGCATAGCCGCACTCAGGTGCGACAGTCAACCCTCCGGAAAACCCGGACAGTTCACCCCCGAGGCCGTGTAAGCCAATCTGAGCGCCTTTCACGACCCCAGGTAGGCCAGCACCCACACCCACCCCCGTTAGGCCGCCAGAGAGCCTCCCATGGGCCTTCCCGTGCCGCGAGCGCGCCCGCCGCCGCACCGCAGCCGCCGCAGAGCACTCTTGGTGAGCGTCAACCAACTAGAGACGATCAACCCAAAGTAACCACAACCCAACCCCCTACCTGGCATCACGGCAAGGAAGGAGAAGGAGTCACGTTCCGTCTCGGTACAGCAAGGAGGGGCAAGGACGACGAGGAAGACTCTGAACGCTCCAACTCGATCAGGCGACCAAGGATCAACGAGAGCCAGGTACGTGACTAGCCAACGAACCATCTCTTCGTCCTTGCTCTCGTGGACCAACCGGGCCGAAGGCCAGGGCGACGACCAAGGACCAACGGTCCGACGGTCGGAGCGAAGCGGAAGGCTGGACGCCTCTTCTAGTAATAGAGAGAGTTCTTCTAGTATTAGAAGCGGTTCATATTTACCCTACCCCTAGGGTTCATAGTTACCGGACGCTAGCCCGGATGAGGAGGCGAATCGCACCCGACGCCACAGACGGTGTTGACAGCCTCTAGGCAGTGCGCTACGATCGAGCCATGGAACCACTTCAAGTACCACACCACCTATCCGCTCCCATCTACGGCATTGTCGCCCACGCGCACATCCACCTGAACCTCCCCGGCTCGGAGTACGTCATACTCCAGGCCCTAGCGCTCCTCGAAGGCGTACGCGGAGATAGGGAAACCTTCCAGTTCTACGCCACGAACGAGGACTTCACCAACATCACCGGCCTATCGGCTCCGACCATCATCAAGACACTCCAAAACCTGGAGCAGGGCGGCGTCATCTCCCGCAAGACAGCCCCATTCACTCCGACACTCTTCAAGGTAGACTGGTTCAGAACCGCCCTCACCTTTAAGCAGTGCATGGACCTCCTTTGCGCCCAGGATGACCTCCGCGAAGAGCTAAACCTCTCCATGTAAAAAGCGGGGGCGCCGCCTACCACTAGCGGCGCCCCCTAGGAACACAAGACAAGGATACCACACATGTACATCTCCCTCCTAACTGCACTCACGTTCGCCGGTGCCCGCGACGACCTCAGCCGAGTGGAAATCGACACACTCACCGCCCTCTCCACCTGGAGTGGTGTCAAGCAGATCGATGCAGACCTCCCCCGCATCGCCGCCCGCTCCCACTACAGTGAAGATGCCACCAAGAAAGCTCTCGCCTCCTTAGAGAACAAAGGGCTCATTGCTCGAGAGGCGCGCTTCAGTGGCGGCGAGCGACTCACTTCAATCATCTACGTGGACTGGAGGTCAGCTCTGGCTGAGGAGTGTCGCGGCGACTATGACAGACTCGCGCACGAGGAGGATGGTTCATACAAGTTCCCGCCTAGTCGTGAGAACAATCCACACATCTGGGGAGACGAGCCCGCCGCCACCGTAACTTCTGCACCTCAGAAGAAGGTCACGAAGACCATCCGCAACACCATCGTCCCCGAAGACTGGCGCCCAAGCGACAAGGCTCTCGCCCGCACCCTAGAGCGCTACCCCTCCATCCCGCTCGAAGCCGAGATTGAGAAATTCGTCGGATACTACAGGTCTAAGAGCGTCAAACGGTCCAACTGGGATGCCACATGGCGCACCTGGTGTGCTAAGGGAAACGAGATCGCTAAGGAGTCGTGGATGCAGAAGTCCCCCCACGGTGCGACTCAGGCCACGCCAGCCATCAACCCTGCCACCGGCAAGCCGGTGACCCGAGATGACTTCGGGTACGCCTGCCTCGACATGGGCATCGACCCCAACCTCTACATCAAGTTCTGGAAGCCTCACATGGGTCTCCCCAGTGATCCCAGATGGCCCACCTTTGCGGCTGAGATCGACAGGCACTGCGGCAGGGCTTGACAATCCTGTCTCACCCTGTCTACGCTCCAACCGTCAGCACGACAGAAAGGAACACTCCATGCTCACTCCACGCCAAATCCTCCACGCCGCCGCCGCCGGCCCCAACAACTGGCTCTCCCTCATCGTAGACGACCACATCCAAGTCGAACCCGCATCAGCAATCAGGCTGATCGCCAGTGCAACAAGAACAGGAATCAACCCCACAACCCCGGAAGCCGCATTCGCTAGCCTCGGCAAACTCACCACCGCAGCCATCATCCTCTCCAACGCAATCGCCACCAACCAGGCAATCTCCGCCCAAAAAGTATTCATCCGCGCCCGAGGCACAGCAAAAAAACTCGACGAACGCTCACCGCTCCCCAGCATCACAGAGGACGCCACCACGCGAATCTCACACGCGGCATCAACCTTCAACGCCAATGCGGGAACGAGAGCTCTCTGCATGCTCCTCATTGACGTCATCCGCATCGCCAACCACATCACCAAAGGCTAACCAATGAAAACACTCACACGATCCGGTCAGATTAAATGCGGCGACCACGATCTAAAGGCAGAAATCACCTTCACTGAACGGATCTGCGAGAAGATCATTGACGGCCAACAGATCCCCCTAAAAGAACCACCCGAGATCATCATAAAATGCGTAACCTGCGGCCGAGAGGCAACCACGCACCACTTCACCGTCGACACGCGACTAATTGCAAGAATCTTCCAATGAGCACCTGGCCCACAGAACCCCTCATACGCATCGACGCAGGTGAAGTAGACGGAAATCCGATCAGAAACGCCCTCGCCAAACACGAACCACACTACAGCGGCGACCACCCAGAAACCTACGTCATCGCCACCGGCCCACAAACAGGAGACCCCATCATCCGCGGACACGAAGGCGACGGCATCTGGGAATGGACGGAAGTCATCCCAACCCCCGCACACACCATCGAACTACTGGCCGCAGCGTTCTTCGACACAAACCTCCCACGGCCGCAATCAGCCGCACTGCAAGCCGTCACCTCATACATCCACCCATTCGTCAAGCAGTCCCTCCTATAACCCACACCCCGCCACACATGAACACCGAAACCACCATCCTCAACATCGCCCTCAGCGGCGACCCAAACGCCCTCATCGACCTCGACAACATCCACCCCCACCACTTCGCAGACACCCGCAACGCCGCCATCTGGCGACTCATCGAAGACTACAAGCAAAAGAACCCCGGCCAAGGCCTCACCCGCGAGCTCATCCTCGACAAGCTCCCCACCATCACAGACGCCAACGTCACCCCCGACTACCTCCTAGACATCATGGACCTCACGGCAGTCGCACACGGGGCCCTCGCAGGCGTCTACGCCAACAAACTCATCGACAACACCGCACGCCGCCAACTCGCAGACGCCTGCACCCGCGGCCTCCAAATCATCGAAGCCGGAGAAGACCCCTCAAACGCAGAAGCCACCATCCGCGAGCTCCTCAACCAAGTCTCCACAGGCTCCACAGCACTCGTCGACAACAACCAGTGCCTCACCCAGCTCGCAGACTTCACCACCAAGCAAACACCATTCACCCCCACCCCATGGCCCGACCTCAACCACATCATCGGAGGCTGGAAACCAGGAGGCCTCTACGTCATCGCCGCTAGACCAGGAGTTGGGAAAGCTCTCGCACTCGACACACCCATCCCCACCCCAACCGGGTGGACCACAATGGGAGACATCAAGGTCGGAGACAAGGTCCTCGGCCTCGACGGCAAACCCACCACCGTCACCTTCGCTACCGAAGTCATGCACGACCACACCTGCTACAACATCACCTTCAACGACGGCGAAACCATCACCGCGGACGCCGACCACAGGTGGATCACAGAAACGCGGGCATCCCGCAAGGCCTCCTGCGCAGAGAAGAAGTACGCCCACACATCCCCCCACGCCAGAAAGCAGCGCCAGCACTACCCGTCCGTCATCACCACCAAGCAGATCGCAGAAACCGTCCGCACCAAGGACGGCCGAGCCAACCACACCCTCCCAGACATCACCCCCATCCAGCTGCCCGAGGCAGACCTCCCCATCGACCCCTACATCCTCGGCTACTGGCTCGGTGACGGCGATTCACACATCAACATGATCACCGCATGGGAGAAAGACGTCGACAACCTCATGCAGCACATGCAGGAAGCCGCATACCACACCTCTGTTCGCGGCGACAAGAACAACTGCAAACGCATCACCTTCTCCAACAAGCCAATCGGCACAAAGGAGGGGGCGCTGGCGCGCCTCCGTAACCTCGGAGTCCTCAGAAACAAGCACATCCCCAGCACCTACCTGCGATCCAGCCTCGAACAGCGCACACAGCTACTTCGCGGCCTCCTAGACAGCGACGGCTACGTAAGCAAGAACGGCCAAGTCCAGTACTGCACCGTAGACGCACAACTAGCCCACGACTTCCTCGAACTCGCGCGCACACTAGGGATCCGCCCCACAATGACCACCAAGACAGTGAAAGGCCGGGACGAGGCACACTCAACCGCGTACCTCGTCAACGGAATGTTCACGCGCGACCACCTCACACTCCCGCGCAAGCGTGACCGAGTGCCCGAGAGGCGCCGCAACCTCCGCCGCTACATCACCTCATGTGAACCTACGTCGTCCGTGCCGGTGCGGTGCATCCAGGTAGACAACCACGATCACATGTATCTCGCCGGAACCACCATGGTCCCCACCCATAACACCATGATCGCCCTCCAGGCGGCCACGCACCTCGCAGACGCCGGCCACGTCTACTTCGCCAGCCTCGAAATGGCAGGCCGCGAACTCTGGTCACGCATCCTCTCCAACGTCGCCAACGTCCCAGGAGACGCCATAACCCGCCGCCGCCACCCCACACCCGAAGAACAAGCCCGCATCAACGCCGCAGTACCACACCTCCGCCAACTACCCATCCACTTCGACGACCGGGCCAACCTCACCATCGGAGACTTCGTAGCCACCACACGCCTCCTCCACCGCCAACACGGCCTCGCCGCCGCCTTCATCGACTACATCGGCCTCATCAACGCCGCCCCCGGCGACAGACGTGCCCGCTGGGAGCTCATCGGCGAATACACCCGGTCCCTGAAGAACCTCGCCAAGGACCTACAGATCCCCGTCTTCGCTATCGCCCAGCTCGGCCGTCAAGCCGAACAGTCTCTCGGTGGCGAGCTCCAGCTCTCCCACCTCCGCGAGTCCGGCAACATCGAGCAGGACGCCAACGTCGTCATGCTCATGTCCTGCCCCCACGAGAACGGGGTAACCGACTGGACCCGCGCCGACATTCACGTCGCCAAGAACAGGGAAGGTCGCATCGGGCATGTCCTCCTCGAACGTGAAGCCGACTACTCCAGGCTGAACCACCTCGGCTGGGCGCCCGCAGGCGCTTGACAAGCCTGTCTCGCCCTGTCTACACTCTAGGCATCAGCAAACGAGAAGCCCCCGGCTTTCCACACCGGGGGCCACTCACAGAAGAAACAAGAACAGGAACGAAGTTATCTTGTTTGTTCACCGAAAGGATACCACATGGCCGCCGAACCCGTCTACATGCACCACCCCGACATGATCACCCTCCGCCAAGCCGAAGCACTCACCGGCATCAACTACCA